TACGCAGTTGCTGAATGGATGGATCAAAACAAACTTGCTGTTCAAAGCAACATCAAGATCGATATGGCTGAATCATTCTTCAACGGTCTTCACAACCTCTTTACAGAACATTATATTGATATTCCCGACGAAGAAGTCGGTGTTGTTGAATCTCTTATGACGGAAATTGAAGAGCTCAGAGATTATATCAATGAGACGACTGAAAAGAATATCGAACTCACTAAGATCGTTTCTCAAAAAGAAGTGTCTGAGTCTGCATCTAAACTTGCTGAAAACTTGACAGACACTCAAAAAGAAAAGTTTACAAAGTTGATTGAAGCTGTAGATTATTCTTCTGTTGAAGAATTCAATAAAAAAGCAAACATCATCAAAGAAACTTATTTTACAAAGAGCGACGTGAAAGTGAATGCCGACCAACTTATTAGTGAGTCAGTAGATGAGCCTGCTAAAGCTGAATACGTTGACCCCGATATGAAAGCTTATGTTCAGTCGCTTTCCAGAAGTATTAAGAAGTAGTTTTAAATAAATAATCTAGTAAAACCTCAAAAGGAGAAAACAAATGGAAACCTTTAGCATTAGAGAAGACTTGCTCCAAAAGTGGAAGCCCGTGCTTGAGCACGGCGATCTTCCATCTATTAAGGACGCACACCGCCGGAGAGTTACTGCTCAGATCCTCGAGAATACCGAGATCGCGATCAGAGAACAAGCAAACTTCAACCCACAGTCTCTGTTCGAAACCTCACCAACTAACTCAACTGGTACCGGTGGTTATGCTGGCGCTGGTGGTACTGGTGTTGCTGGTTACGATCCTATCTTGATCTCTTTGGTTCGTCGTGCAATGCCTAACCTGATTGCGTACGATATCTGCGGCGTTCAGCCAATGACCGGTCCTACTGGTTTGATCTTCGCAATGCGTGCTAACTACGCTAACTCGACTGCTCGTACTACTGCGGAAGCGCTGTATAACGAAGCTAACACCGAGTTTGCTTCGCCTGGCATCTCACAAGCTAACACTATCGGTAACAAGTCGGTTGGTACTTCACCTGGTTCGACTTCTCAAACTACCGTTCTGGCTAACAGCAACATCTATAACTTTGCTGGTGGTGCAAACACTCAACAGCTCGAAGCACTTGGTTCGTCATCGAACGTGGCTTTTGCTGAAATGGCTTTCTCGATCGATAAGCAGACTGTTACTGCTAAATCGCGCGCTCTGAAAGCTGAATACACCATGGAACTCGCCCAAGACCTTAAAGCAGTTCATGGCCTCGACGCTGAGACTGAATTGGCTTCAATTCTGCAATCTGAAATCCTTGCTGAAATCAACCGTGAAGTTGTTCGTTCGATCAACATCACTGCTGTTCGTGGTGCCAACACTGGTACAACTACTCAAGGTATCTTCGACCTCGACACTGACTCAAACGGCCGTTGGTCGGTTGAAAAGTTCAAAGGTCTGATGTTCCAGATTGAACGTGAAGCTAACCAGATTGCTAAAGATACTCGTCGGGGTAAAGGTAACGTGATCATCTGCTCCTCTGACGTTGCTTCGGCTCTTCAGATGGCTGGTGTTCTTGACTACACTCCTGCTTTGAATTCAAACAATCTGCAGGTTGATGATACTGGTAACACCTTCGCTGGTGTGTTGAATGGTCGCTTCCGTGTTTACATCGACCCCTATACTTCCGGTAACTACATGACCGTTGGTTATAAAGGTGCCAACGTATTCGACGCTGGTCTCTTCTATTGCCCCTACGTTCCTCTACAGATGGTTCGTGCGGTTGGTCAAGATTCCTTCCAGCCGAAAATTGGCTTCAAGACTCGCTATGGTATCGTTCCTAACCCCTTCGCAAAAGGTGCAACCGCTGCTTCGGCAACTGCTGCTCTTGAAGAAGATACGAACGTTTACTATCGTCGTGTTTTGGTTACCAACCTGCTCTAATAACAAGCAGAAGAAACTACAAAATAAACTAAGGGGATCCGAAAGGATCCCCTTTTTTTGTTGTTTAATTTACAATCTACAATATATAATTGATTATCCATTTTTATCAACATAATACTATTATACACGGTCTATAAAAATTGTCAACCTATTTTTTTTCTTGGAGTTTACACTTTTCAGTTGACATTTTCTAAGATCTCTGTTAAGATATAGTCTAGTGAATGCCCAGGTGATACGGAGAAAAAAGTTGCTCAACAGTGAAAAAAGTAGTTGACATTTCTTTGAAAAAAGAATATATTGAATATATAAGGTAAATGGAGAAACACAATGTACACGTTTGATGGCTCTATCGTTTCGGATCTACACAAAGATACCTACGGCTTTCGTCCCACCGCAGATTTCTGGGCAAACTGGAATGATTCTTCTGATGCTGACAAACAGCATATCTGGGATCACCTGTGTGAAGCTCACGATTATGCTATGGATCTTGAGGCTAACAGAACTATTGAGGCTATCAATGCCTTCGAGATTGAAGTTGCAAACGCTCTTGATCTCGGAGCTTCTTCTCGGGATGTAGCAGTTCGTTGGATCGTTGAGTCACTGAACTTGACTCAGTTTGATTTAATGTATGGTGGTAACTATATCTGCTTCCTCAAAGACTTGCCGCTGTCTATGGCGCAACTGTTCGAAAAATCCATTCGTCAACTTTCAAAAAATCTTATGGAGGAGCTTTTGTAATGCTAGAAACTATGACCGCAGGTGAACTGTGCTTTGGTATTCTTGAGTCGGAATTTCACCACCCATTAGTTAATGGTAAAGCTAATCGCGATAACATTGAAGATGCTATTACGATTGGAATGATGCAAAAGAAACTTGGATACGTAACGCAAGAGACTGTTGACATTGCTATTGCTTTGGTCAATGATCTACTGGCTGAATATTCACCACGGGAGGGTTTGCGTGACTAATATTACTGTTGCTCACTTCGAAAAGTGGCTTGGTAAACGTCGGATGTCTAAAGTCGGTCAGATGTGGTATGAGACTAGTGGCATCATGATCGTTCTAAAAGGTGGATTAACCAACGAAAAGTGGGATACGAACGGACGGTTTGTGGACACCAGCGAGTCCATCGGCGATATTAAGTCTGACTTACTTGAATTCTTTGATAATGTAGTAGAGGACCCCATAAAATGACAGTTGTTAACGTAGATGTAGATGTAGAACTTGATGATTTCGATGATCAAGACTTGATTGATGAACTAGAAAGTCGCGGATGGTTCGTTGGTCCTGAAAAAAAGTGGGAACCGCCATTTCAAGAGTTGACAAATGAAGAAATAGATGATATACTATCTAAGTATTCTTGGTCTATTCCTGGAACACTTGGTTTTTATATCTATGAGAAGTTGAGAAAGCGATGAACATCAAACACAGTCCAGTTTTTAACACTATGATCATCAGCGAACACTACTCTAATAAGGATAAGGTTCCTCTAGAATATGTTTGTACTTCTGCACCAAACAAACACGCCGATTATGCAGCAGACATCTTCTATCGTGAAACACCTCATCCTGAGTATGGCAACCGTTACCTTGGCGTCTATCGGAATGGTGACCATCAAGTTATGATCACAAACTGTGACATGATTGAGGATCTTACTTTCAGTATGGTCGAAGGTCTTGATGGTTGGGAATACTCCCAGCACCGTCATGACTATCGTCAAGTTGGTCGAACTGCTATTGATGGTGGTCGTTCATATACTAAGCTTGTAGGTGACGTACATGTTCCTGTCAAGACTATGAAGGTCAAAAACGGGCTATTTGAGGAAGTGATCAATGATTGACGTAGAAACTAGTGGCAAATACGCTAAGTTTATACTAAATGAGATTAAACCTAGAGCTGATAAGTTGCTGAAACCTATGGATGACTTCCTTCCAGCAACAGCAGCGTACTATATCTTCTTGCTAGAACAGCAAGGTCTAACATTTCGAAAACAAACTAGAGAAGCACTAGATTTTCTTATGGACCCGACAGATAAAAGTCCTAGTGCTATAACATTGAAGATTATTGATTCTATATTTTTATTGGATAAAGCGGAGAAATGGGAGATGGAAAATGGAATATGAGGTAAGTACTCCACAACCGCTCTCAGATTGGGTCTGTTATCTCAGCGGCGATCCATCTAAACCTATGGGTTCGGTGACGTACAGACCGCCTAAAGATAGAGAACCAAAATGGTTCAATAGAAAAATGCAGGAATTCTTTTTTGGTGTAAGGTGGTAT